AAATCCACCGGAATTACAAATTCTGTATTTGTTGAATATGGCATCCACGGTGATAGTGCCATTTGCATTGCACCATCCTCGTTTCTTCCGACAGGCATAACTACTGCAGGATTTTCTACCACATAGCTATCATCAACTTCAGTAATAACATCACATAAAATATCTTCACCACTTCTCAATCTTAAAATTTCAACGCTCATTTAATTCCTCCTATATTATATTTCGCTATTAATTCCCAGTTATCTTTATCTTTGTGAGAAATAACCTTAATTTGGTTCATTGGTGCTAAATTTCCTAGTTCGTGTTTAATTTTTAGGAGACCCCAATCTGATAACAATTTAGCTATAGCATTCCTTCTCTCGAGATCGTTGTCTGATATATCTGTGGGCTTACCATCAAGTTTAAACAATTCTTTAAAATGCACAATGTAATATTTATTTTGTTTATGAAGGATATGGCAAGATTGATAAAGTTTATTATCTTTTCGAGATGCCACACCAATCCTTGTTAATGTTTCTTTAATTTTGAGAAAATCATCAGCTTGGCTGAAAGAAATTTCTAATAATGAATCTATGTCACTCATAATATTTAGTCCGTTATAAAATATTGATATTTATAAAATCAAGTTCCACCCCTGTATAAGGATTTTTTGATCTCTTCGAGGTGATCAACAGATAATAAATCCAATATAGCCTTAGCCTTTTTATCAGAATAATTATAATATTCTTTTATTGCAGAAACGTTGTCATTCTCCAAAGATTTTAACCATGGTGCATACCGTCTCTTCTTTTTGATCACCTTCAAATAATATTTATATTGAATATCTTTATCGAGAAAATGATATCTATTCATTTCATTGGCAAAAAATAATGTATCAATATGTGCAGATAAGCATTTATTAATAATGAAAGGGGAATACTGATCAATATGCTCAGACAAATCTACCTTATTGAAATTAATAGAATTAAGAAAATCCGATAATTTTAATTTCATTTGAATTCACATCGAAGCATAATTTCTGTGAGAGCCGCAAGGGTGTTAATCTCAGAATCAGCAACAAACGCAGACTTATATTGATATTCAGCTATGACAATAACTGCTTCGGGAATAGATGCAGGTTTTAAATAATCATATAGTGAATCATAAACCAATCTAAATATAGCATCAGATTCATTATCAATATTATCTACAACCCATTTTCTAACGTTGGTGAACTCCTTATTTGAAAGAAATTTAATGAGTTCGACAATTTGAATCGAGTTAGAAGATAAAATACCAGAGTTTATTTCCCCGGTACTAGAATACCTTTGAAGTTCATTAATAAGTCTTCTGAAATCCGGAAAGAATTTCATTATTAGTTGAACCAGAACTTCTTTATCATACCTAATCGATTCAGCGGTTAATATATAATCAACCCGGTCAAGAAGTTTAAGAGCTAGGGCAGGTTTATTTAAAGGTTTTATTGAAAAATCAATTACAGAACATCTAGAATGTATGGGTTCAATGAGTTTATTTTTATAATTACAGGTCAATATAAATCTGCAATTCCTATAAAATTCCTCGAATACCCCCCGAATAGCCTTTTGTGCTTCTGGTGTCAATGAATCCGCTTCATCGAGGATGATAACCTTTACAGAAGAAGAAAATGACCGGGATGAAGCAAATTGTTTTACTTTATTACGAATCGTATCAATACCTCTTTCATCTGAGGCATTAATCATTATGAAATCGGATTCAATCTCCTTACATAGGATTTTTGCTATTGTGGTCTTTCCGATACCAGCAGAACCCGCCAACATAAGATGTGGTATTTCTTTATTTTTAATAAACCCCTCAAATATTTTAGAAGATGATTCTTCCAATATACATTCCGAAATTTTGGTTGGTCTATATTTTTCTACCCATAAAAAATCATTGCTCATTCACTCACCTCATAATATTGTTATTTCAAATCTATTATCATATAATATATTGCTAATGGGATTGATATTGATATTATCACCGGTACCATTGCCACGGCTACTATATAATTTAATACATTAACGTTCTCAGAATTCATGGAAGGCCATCTCATCATGGTATTACCTCTATATGGTTTGAGTTTCCATTTATTTATTTTCTTTCTATATTTTTCTATTTCGATGTCAGTATATTTCTGTATGGAATATGACTTACCATTAGAATACATGTACAAATTATATCCAAAGAGCAGACATACTAATGTGGCTATACCGAATATTCCCGCAGATATTATCAACATCGATGTATACATAATAATTAATTATTTAATTTTCCGTTGCCACCCAATATGTGACATTCTCGCTTTCGAATTTAGCTATTCCCTCTTTCGAAATTGATAAAGTATAATCATTTGGAATCATTTTAAGGTTTTCATACTTAAAATAAAACTCATACTCTGTAGTCGAATCTGCTTCATCGAGTATTGTGAGATGCGAATTTTTATTACCATCCTTTTTATCAATGACACCGAACGTTGTAGTAATCCCATCCGATTTTAAAACAATATCAGATAATTGAAGAACAGCAGCAGACTTTACTGTATCAGATAACAGATCCTTTGGTAGTTTGAGCGATACAAAAAAATCTTCAATATCAATAGTTTTATCTGACACAGTTAGAATATTTTTTGCAGCAAAATGAAAACGAACTACAGTATTTCTTTTATCTTCCCAAGAAATATCAACATAATCCTCAAAGAAATTTAAGCATGGTGATCTATATAAAGATAGAACAGAAAGAAATTCTGATAAATCGTATATACCGAATTCTGGTAGATCTTCTTCAATAGTAGAATTTGCTAATATATTTTTCATGGGGGAGACAGTTTTAATCATCCCCTCACCCGAATAATAAAAATTCGAATTAATAGTCGCAAAGTTTTTTAAGACTTCAAGAGTCTTTTTTGATAAATTCATTCATTTCACCTCTTTTTAAATATAATTCAATTATACAACATTAATACATAATTGTAAACTTTATTGGTGGTTGTGCCCATCTGAACGATGATCGTTCCCAGAAGGAAAGGTCGCGCAATAGGATATATCAGGAGTATGATTCAAACACCTCTTAAAATCTGTATAATAATTCAGAAACACAACAAATAATACAATATACAATAATAATTTCATAATAACCTTCCTATCGCGCGATAAATTTTCTATTTAATATCTAGAGTTCTTCGTTTTTTGTTTTCTGGTATGATTTTCTCGAGTTCGATATATAACATGCCATTTTCCATCTTGACTGATGATATTTCAATATTTTCGGAAATTTTAAAAACTCTTTCAAATTTACGTTTCGAAATACCTCGATGAAGATATTCCACCTTTTTCTCGTTATTTTTCAATTCGGATTGATCTTTAGATTTAACAATTACATTCGAATCATAATATTCAACTCCGATTTCTTCTTTAGCGAAACCAGCTAATGCAAGTTCAATGACATACACATCATCGGATTTTTCTATAATATTATATGGAGGGTATTTTGGTTGATTCAGATTGGAAATGTTTTCCAATTCATGAAAAACCTTGTCCATCCCAACAGAAAATTGGTTATATGGAAATCCTAAAAGTGGTCTGGGAAAATCTTGTAACATAATAGCTCCTTATTAAGCAAGTTGTAATGACCAATATTGGTCGAGTAGTAATCCCTTTCGGCAATTACTGTATTATTTATAATGATATGTTTATCGGTAAAAAAACGTTATACCTAAATATACTACCAATAATATCATGAATGCTATTGTTAATATCAAATTTCTCATATATCGTCCCTTCCTATTTTATGCCTATAATTCTCAACTCTTTTAGCCGACATCAAACCCATATTCTTTGCATCTGAATGCCTGCGTCTTCCTTGATTATTACCAAGCCATCTAAGTTCCGTGCAGAGAGTACATCTTACATTACGTCTTGCCCTTTTTCTTTTATAATTCAAATCTATATCCTTTATGTTAATGACACATCCTGATAATAATCAGAATCAGATTTTTCTGGTGTTTCTTCCGTTTGGTTAATTTCATTTTCAATGTTAGCTGATGCATCAAACTTGGTGTATAACTCTTTGAATGTATTTTTAGTATCCTCATCAAAACGAGAAATAGCTAAGTCAATTGACTTCATACGATCACCAAAAATAGCGAATGTCTGAACAATATGAGCTAAACGACGGGTCGAAATAACATCATCAACACCTTCATCATAGAAAGTTTTACGAATACCGTCTGCCCATGATACTAACAACTTAGCAAACTCTTCATCAACAGTACCAAAGATCTTCATGTGATTTAAAACAATTTTCTCTTCTGTTGCAATAGGAGCAAATGGTTGTTCAATAGTAATGGCAAATCTCTCGAGAAACGCTTCATCGATGATAGTAGCGGCAGAGAACTTACCAGATTCTGAACCTTGACCTTTAGTATTCGCAGTAGCAATAACGTTGAAACCCGGTTTAGGTTCGATAAGTTCACCAGTCTTTTTAATAACAATTGGTTTACCCTCAAGAACACCTTGAAGTGCCATGATCTTATTAGAACCACGATCAATCTCATCAATCAGTAAGATTGCACCCAATTCCATAGCTTTAACAATGGGACCTTTCTCAAAAACAGTATCACCATCAACAAGACGGAAACCACCGATCAAATCATCTTGATCTGTTTCTGGTGAGATCTGAACCCGAATAAACTCGCGTTTAGCATTAGCTGCGGCCTGTTCAACCATCATTGTTTTACCATTACCAGATAGACCGGTAACAAAGATCGGGTAGAAAAATTCAGTTTTAATGATCTTTAATATATCTTTATAGGCACCCCATTTAACAAAATTGGGGTCAATTACTGGAACATAAGACGATTTAAATTCTTCAACACGAGGGGGTTTAACAACAATATTATCCATCATCATATTTTTTCTTTCCTGATTCACCATAGCCCCAGGCAAGGGAAGGGGAATAATAACACCAGATATATCATATGTACCACGCGAAACTTTAGCAATTTCATTAGTAGTTGGTCCAATATTTTTATATCCAGTAGCTATAGCAGCATCATTTAATTCAGATGATGAATAAATGGTTTTATTTGGATCTCGTGATTGGAGGTAATCCACAATTTTTTGTATCTTTTTCATAATATAGTCTCTTTATCAATTTATAGTTACATTATATCATACCTACCTATGTTTGTAAACCCCTATTTTCATTTATTTTCACTTATCGCTCACATCTGTTCGGTATGTTGATGGATGTACATCATCGGTTTCAGTCACATGAGGATGTATATCCTTCGTTTCAGTCACACACGTTAGGGATTCAATGGTAACTTCGCCTTTATATGGCCAAGTTTGCCGAGGTGGTAGTTTTCCCACCATGCTCCCATTATCATACCATCGCTTTCCCTGTGCCATTTGATTAACGGGATCACCGGTATCAAGGAAAGTAACTACAGTTGGTTTATATCCAAGATCTGTTAATTCAAGATGCCGAATCCATGTTACAGTACCGTAGGCGACTATTATAATTTCATCCCCCACATCACACATTCGCGCGGCAGCACCATTTACAGAAATCGTAAAGGGTCTTTCGTCTGGAATTGCGTATGTTGTAAACCTATTACCATTTGTAATATTGTATATTTCAATTTGTTGATATGGTAATATGTTCGCCTTCTCTAATATATTCTCTGAAATTCCGCAAGAACCCTCATAATTAATATCGCATTCGGTAACTATTGCGCCATGTATTTTCGATTTTAATATTTTTATTTCCATATCACTTCTCCATCGGTGTAAGTTCTGCTGTAAAATGTCTCAAATATGGTGGTTCTTTAATTATTTTCAATCCAACCAATTTGTCTTTATTGTTGTTTATATTGTCTAAAATTTCCACAACATAATCAATATGGCTTTGGGTATATACCCTACGTGGTATTGTCAAGCGTAATAACTCCATATCAGCACATTTATCTTTACCCCCAAACATAAGACTTCCGATCTCTACACCACGAACCCCACCTTCGAGATATAAAGCACAAGCCAAGACTTGTGCAGGAAATTGAGTTATTGGTATATGGGATAACATGGATTTAGCATCAATATATACTGCATGCCCTCCGATTGGTTTAACAACAGGAATACCTAAATTCGAAAGAGCATCACCTAAATATTTAACAGATTGAATTCTATATTTCAAATAATCTTCTTGAACAACTTCTTTTAATCCTTGAGATATAGCCGCGAGATCTCTACCAGATAACCCGCCATAAGTGGGATATCCTTCGGTTAAAATACCTAGGTTTCTAACAGGAGTAGATAATTCATCATCATTAAATGCTAAAAAACCACCCATATTTACCATCCCATCTTTCTTAGCAGACATAGTACAGCCATCAGCATAAGAAAACATTTCTTGGGATATCTCCTTCACAGTTTTATCGGAATATCCATCCTCACGTAGTTTTATAAAATATGCGTTTTCGGCAAATCTACACGCATCGAGGAAAAATGGTACATTATAATGCGAGCAAAGTTTTTTAATACCCTTAATATTTTCCATTGAAACAGGTTGACCACCACCAGAATTATTAGTAATGGTAACCATACATAATGGTATATCTGTAGAATTAATCCTCAACAAATCCTCTAACTTATTTAAATCCATATTACCTTTAAATGGATGAGGATTAGCCGGATCTTTACCTTCTGATATCACCAGATCTAACGCTAATGCGTCATTATATTCTATATTAGCGCGGGTCGTATCAAAATGTGTGTTATTTGGTATCATTTTACCATTTTCACATAAAACTGAAAATAATATTCTTTCTGCTGCCCTACCCTGGTGTGTTGGAAATATATATTTAAATCCGGTTAAATCCTTTATAGTCTTTTCCATATCGTAATATGAGGAACATCCAGCATAGGTTTCATCGCCTTCAATCATTGCACCCCACTGATGATCAGACATCGCACCAGTTCCGGAATCAGTTAATAAATCTATTAAAACATTTTCACCCTTTATTAAAAATAAATTATAATTAGCAAACTTTAAATGCGATTCTCTTTCCTCTCGAGATATCATTTTAATTGATTCGACCATTTTAATTTTAAATGGTTCAAATATAGTTTTCACGTCATACCCCTAACGAATCAAACGATGGACCACCAGACCGTGAAACAAATGATTCCATACAAGTTAACACAGACTCACTAAAATTTCTATGAGCCTCACTTAATCCCTTCTGACCAAATTCCCGCTTTAATTTATACCATAGATCTTCCGGGGTAAGTTCTTCCATAGTATGAAGCTCTTTATTGAATGTAGAAGAATAGTTGGTGGTAATTGTTTTAAATTTAACCAAATCCGAATATAATTCATAATGCTCTGCACGTCGAGGATCGAA